CTGCCCGCAGGATGCTCACAATCCCCTCGCCGATTCTTTTCTCCGGTGCTGCATCCTCTCCGAAAAGAACGGAAACATTTTTCAGTGCCTTTTCTTTCCGCTGCTTTTCTTTCTGATATTCGACCGCCTCCGGACACTGACAGGTCATTGTCGCCTTTTCCTCTGCCTGTGGCTGTGTCAGCTTTCCATCTGCCTCAATCTGCACCATCTGTCCGCAGAATCGACACGGTGCGGTCTGCACTATCTTTTCCATGTCCTGCTACCTCCTGTCCTTTTATGTATGCAATCAACTGTTTCCCTAAAAATTCCGTATATGCCGGAGGGATAGCCTCTGCAAGTTCCGCTCTCGTCATCCAGTCAATCCCCCCCAGTGCAAACCCCCAGTACAAAGGAATCTGTCTGCTGTTCATCCCCCTCACGCCTCCGCTGCCACATATTGCAATGAATCCATCCTCTCCGAACCCGTTTCCTGCGGTCGGTGTTTTTTTCTGTATCATCGGCGTGTCCGGTGTCCGGAGTTCGATGTTGCTCTCAAAAAGCCGTTTTCTCTGTGTATACAGATTCTTGAATTGTGACCCGTACAATGCAATCGGATTGACAAGCGGTGCGCCGTCCACATTTTCGATTATGTACGGCTTTCCTATCTTCTTGAGGATTTCCCGTGTCTGCGGTATGAAATCCGGATGCTCACCATATTTCCCGTTATTTCTACCCTTTGACAATGCTTGCGCTTTTGTGTGGGCTTGACAGGGCGGTGATGCGTGAATCGCATCAAACTCCGACAAATCCGTTGTCTTTAAAAATTCGATTGCATCACTCTGAAAGAATGTGTATGGATAATTCGGTTGAGGTAAGATGTCAACCCCTACAACCTCAAATCCTGCCCGATGATACCCCTCTCCTGCTCCTCCTGCTTTGCAGAAAAGGTCTAATATTTTATATGTCTTTTTCATGTCCTGTTGCCTCCTTATTCGATGAACTGCTCTGCCTTGAATCTGTCTCCCATATCCATGAAATACCCATACAAGAAATCTTTCTGTTTCTTTGTCAAATTCTTCATGTTGGTCACAATATAACCGCCACATCCGGACGGATTGTGAATCAGACAATATCCTTTGACCATTGAGAGGAAATCACGCTTTAATCTCAAGCAATTTTCACCGTCTTTTCTCTCTTTTCTCCACTTCCAGTATTCTTCACCGAATCCTTTCTTTTCGCAGATTTCCTCCGCAGATTCTTCATGACACCCGAACGGGCTTTCCGTGAACTCTCCTGCCGGAGACAACCATCCGAACTCTTTTGATTCTGTCTCCTGCTACCCTGCTGCCTCCTGCTCCTCTTTTGCGTTCGGCATGATTCCGTTTTTGAAATTTTCATAATGTTTCCCGAACTTCTCTTTGTTCATCCCCAGTGCAACGATGCCCTCATAGTTGAGCGGTTCGCCCTTTTCTCCGGTCTTCAGCATGAGCATCCGGCATGTTCCCCATTCCATTTCCGAACATCCTAAACCGTAGCAGTCCATCACATAATACAAGCCGATTCTCAAGTCCGGATTCTGCTGCACTTCCACCATGTCAATATAATTCTTGTTTTCCAGTGCATCCCACACGATATGAAAATAATATACGAACCCTTTTTTCAAACGACCCGCATTTTCCGGACGGAGTGATTGTGATGCAGGTGTCGCACTTTCCACCTGCCTGATGATGCTTGCATGAGGAATTATTGCATGTTATTTTCCGCTTTCCCACGCTCACACCTCCCTCATGAGTTCCTCAACCATGTTCCGATAGTCCTGCGTCACAATCCCCCGTTTTGAAAACTCCGGTAACGGTTGCATTGACATGGTCGCCTTTTCTGCAATGATAGAGCGACGAATCGGTGTAGTGAACATCTTCCACCCATACTCCTCATGCAGCCACAACTCCATGTCAAGGGAGGTCTTGTTTTTCTGTCGCATCGTCATGACGACCTTGATTTTCAAATCCGGATTGACCTCTTTCAAATCCTCGACCTGCTCCTCAAGATTCCGGAGAGCCTCGTTCTCAAATCCCCCTACCTTTGCAGGTGCAATGACAAGGGAGGCGGACAACAAAATATTGATGACCACCATGTCAAGCAGCCTCCCGCAATCGCAAATACAATAATCGTATGCACCCGACACCTCCGTGAGCGCATCCCGCAGCCTTGTGACTTGATTTTCTTCCTGCTTGAGCAGCAGGTTCATGTCCGTCCGCATGAGATACCCGTTCGCCGGAATGATGTCAATGTGTTCATATTGCGTCGTCTGAATGAGTTCCGATGTCCGGTAATTTCCCCCGACATTTACATGACGCTCAAGCAGTTCACTCAAGCCGATTCCCTCCGGCTCATATGCCCCGAACGTCTTTGACGTGTCGCCCTGGGGGTCTCCGTCAATCATAAGCACACGTTTTCCGTGTTCCTCGCCTAAAATATAGGCGATGGAATCGGCGGTTGTGGTTTTCCCGATTCCTCCCTTTGGTGACATTACTGCAATAGTTTTCATGTTGTTTCCTCCTGTTCTCTCTCAATCAATAATCTCTTTGATGACATCCGCATCGGTGCATATACGCCATGCTTTCCCCGACCTTATAAAGCAGAATCCCGAATATGACGAACGCCCCCAGTGCAATGACACCTGCTGCCATGATGAATTTTCTCGTCCTCCTCACCTCCCGCCTATAAATAAATTGTGTAATAGAGATTCATCTGCAAATCGCTGAAAGCAAATTCCGGTGTCTTATCCGGCTCAAGCGGTTTCATAAGATTCCGCTCTTTCCACTGTTTATGACGGATTTCCGGAATCGCTCTGAATTTCTTGACTGCATCCGTCCGAATCTCCTCAAACATTTCATTGTGCATGACCAACAACGCAAGCCATCCGACGAAAACCTCTTTTTCATCCTTTAGGATTCGCAGCCTGTCAGAATTTTCAAGCAGCTTGACAAATTCCTCCAATATCATCACGCACCGCCTCCCTTGACCTTTCCATCCTTGAGGATGCAGTTATTCGGGATTTTCATTTTCTGTCCGACCTCCTCCGGCTTGCATCCGAATTGTTCCAAAAAATCCGCATATGAATCACCGAATGTCGCATTTTTCAAATTCACATATTCAGAAATGACGTTGATTGCCTCCTCTGCTGAATAGCACGTTGCTACAAAATGCCCTGCCTCTGCCATTTCCTTTAAAAATTCCTTTTGCGAATCCTGCTGCCTGTTGTTCCCGTATTTCATTTCAATGTAAAGCCCGCAGTAAATCCCTTTCGGGTACGGGAGGCATAAATCAGAGACACCCGCTTTCACGCCCATCTGTTTCAATTTGACCGCCTCAAGGCGATTCCTGCTGCCCCCGTTCGGGCAATGGTGCAGCCACCTCAATTCCGGATAATGGTTCACGTTGTACTGCGCCCACTGGACGACGGCAATCTGCTCCGTGTCCTCGCTCCTCATTGCGTATTTCATATTCATTTCTTTTCCGCTCCTTTCCGTTGCCCCGTCTATGGTGCAAACATGATAATGTTCGCAGAACAGGCAGACGTGACGACAATCCTTGACCTTAAACATCCACAAAAGCCTCCGGAAAAGCTGCCCGACCGTCCTCACCTGTCCTCGCCCTCCTCGCTGCTGAAATAATGATGTCCGATGACCGTGTACGGCGTTCCAAACGAATGGAAATACCCCTCACGGAAATAAACTACCGAATCCGGAAAAAACCTCTCGTTGACTGCATCCTGCACCGCCTCAAGACATTCATCGTCAAGCGGTGCAGCCTCGACCGAACCATTCCCCCATGACGAAAACGCCCCGTCCTGCTTGATGACCTCCTCCACCGTGTCCGGAAAATTCTCTGATTCAACCCGATTCAGAATGACCTCCGCAACGGCGACCTGCCCCTCAAATTCCTCCGTCTTTGCCTCTGCAAATACGGTCTTTCCCATGAGTTCAAAGTCATCCAGTGATATGTAATCAATGCCCGCCCTGCCATATACGGGAACCATGCCCTCTATGTGAGGTTTCACCCACTCCTCAAATTCTTCATCCGGCTCCGGCTTTTCTGCTGCCCGTGTCAGCATGTTGACGTTCTGTGTGCATGAGGACACCGCCTCGATGTTCTTGACCTCCTCATGCCTCTCGCCCTGCTGCCCGCTGTCATCACCCTTGACCGCTGCCGTTAGCATGAGGATGACCACCGCCACCACCACGGGCAGAACCATCATCCGGATGTGCTTTCGCTTTCTTTCCCTCTGTCTCTTTTTCATTGTCCTTTTTTCTCCTCATTCTTGCGTGTATGTAGAACATGAAATTGAAATCGTTGTAATAAACGCCCGCATCCGTGAAATCAAATTCCGGATACCACCCCGCAAGCACTTCTCGAATGGAATCTTGATTCTTGACCATGCCGTCAACGTATTTCCCTATCGGCTTATAGCTGCCCTTGCCCTTTTCCGGCTGCTTTGAGTGAACGACTTTGACGTTCGGGTCTTGCAGCCCTTGAGAACTATTCCACCGCTTTTCCGACTTGATGCGTTTCTTTTCCTTGACCATGTACCTTGACATTCCGGTGAGACCATTTTCATCCTTTTGCAGCCTCCTCACCTCATTCCGGCTCGACTGATTCCAACATCCCTCAACCACATCCATGTCAAGCGCACCGTCCATGACAATATGATGATGCCACCGGATTTCTGCGTCCTCGTTGTACTCCGTCACATAGACATATTTTGCGTTCGACAATCCCCTCTTTTTCCTCTGATAGTTCACCCGCCGGATGTAGTTCTGCATGTTCTTGATTGCTGCGTCGATGTCTCCATCCGGAGGGAGGTGTTTGTCATCGTAGGTCAACGTCAACCATATGTCACGGTCTCCGAAATTCTGATTGATAAGACGCTCCACATATTTCCTCGCATTTTTATCATTCAGATTCTTTTGCGCCCTGCTGTTGTCCTTGACTATCCTCTGCCCCTCTTTTGGCACATCATCCATTTTCCGGAACTGCGGGTATATCTCAATTTCAAACTGTTCTCCTGCCGTTATCTCCTTGAGGGCATACACCATCTTTTTCCCGTGTGAGAACATCTGCTCCACAAACCATTCATTCAAGTCTGCTATGGCTTTGTTATATGCTGCCTCATAGTCATACGGGATGAACTGCATCCCCCTCTTTTTCCTCTTTCTTTCCTGTCCTTTCTTCTCCATCTGACACGCTCCCGTCATCCCTGCCCCTCAAGGTTTTCGCTGACTTGTTACTATCTATTACAAGGACGGCAAAAGCCCGAAAAATCCCTTGAAATGAGGCTTTTTTCACGATTTTTTGCTTGTGTTTTCGTGTCAGATTTGTTATAATATTTCTTGTAGAACAACTGACACAAAGACACGATTGAAACGGACGACTGCTGCCAACGGTCGCCCGTTTCTTTTTACCCTTTTCAAGCTGCTGCCTCTTTCTCTCTGACCTGCACCGTCACCTTGACCTGCTCCCGTTCAGAGATTATCCGTGCAATGGTCTCATAAAATTTCTTGATGTTCTCTGCGCTCACCTGCGCCACCTCCCAACCTGTTTATTTGTATCTGATGAAATCCTCCCCAAACTGCTCATTGAGCCAGTCAAAGACAAACCCCATCCCTAACCCCGAATTGCTCGGTTGCCACATTCCTTTTTCGTTCCACTCGCCTCCGTCGATGCAATATCTGTATAGCTTTGGATGTGTCTCTTTTAGTCTCTGAAATCTTGTGATTCCTCTATCTCTGTGGCAACCATAACCGCAGAATATACATCCAGTCCTTGAGCATCCCGTCGTCTTGAGCGGTCGTTCATCCGTGCCACCAAATCCGATATCGCAAAAATCAATCTGACCGTCCGTCGTTCCAATTTTTCCATAGTCCGGCACAATGTCGCCATACACTGACGCTATCTCTAATCCCTCATTAAGAATCAGCCTCAAAACGTCCTGCTCCGTCCAAAAGGAAATAGGCTTTGACATCGGGCGGTCTGAATCAAACGTATTGCATCCAGTTTTACACCACGCATCAAGTCTCTGTTTTGATTCCTCTGCCATTGTTCCGACAATCGGCTTTCTTCCCGTCTCTGCCTCATATCTCTCTGCGGGCAGCTTTTTCATCTTCTTGCAACATAGATTCGATATTTCAAAAGGTGCTTGTAATAAAACCGCATATTTCTTGTATCTTTGCCGATATTCCGAATATGTTCCGTCATCATTTATCCCCATGAATCTATTTATGTAATTTTGTTTCTTATCCCTGCTATGCCTCGCACCATATACATAACCGGAAATCTCTTTGCTGATAATTGGATAGCCATATTCGATTATTACCTGCCGGAAATTCATGTCCGGTCTCAATCGGTCAAAACTGATGTCGATTCCGTACCGCTCCGCAACTCTATTCGTGTTATACTCTGCAAACTCCCTAATTTCCGGATATTCAAGTCCTGTGTCGCAAAAAGCAACGTGCAGATTATGACCGTATGATGCACAATACCTCGCCACCAACTCAAGACAAACAGTGCTGTCCTTTCCTCCCGAATAACTCAAATACACATCATCGCCGAACTCCTCAAACCACCCATCAATTCTCCGTTCGGACATCCTTTTCTTTGGATCCAAAGAGAGGGCTTGCATCTGTTTCAACTCCCACGGTTGATGTCGCCAGTTTTCACGGCTTATCGGCTTTTTATCATCTTCTTTCACGTCGCCCCTCCCGTCTCACGCCCTGCCGTCTCTGACAGGGCGCATCCGTCTCACCTGCTGCCGTCAAGCCGTTGCGACTGCTGCCTGTTTCCGTTCCTGCTCCTGCTGCCATCTTGCCCGCTCCTCCTCTTTGCCTGTCAAATATCCGGCGATGAATGACTTGTCAGATTCCGGCAATAACAGGAACTTTTCTGCAATGCCCTCAACCATTTCTCTTTTCTTTGCTTTTGCTGTCATGAATGTTCCTCCTCTCTGTTTTATCAATAGTCATCCTCAATCTGCTCGTCTGCCTCCGTGTAATATTCCCCGTCATACCCCTTTGACATGAGCCTCTCCCAACACTTGCAGCAAACAAGTCTGAATGTGATTCCGTGACAATCCCTTGTAAAATCCATGTCCTCACGGTCAACCTCGTTATTACATACCGGACACATCCGGATGTCTCTTTCTTCAAACTCGCAGGGCAATCCCCAGTCGCCCTCACATGCTACCATCAAGCCGTTGCGACTGCTGCCTGTTTCTGCTCCCATCGTCTCCGCTCCTCCGCTTTTCCTGCTGCTTTTCCCTCCGCATATGCAGACATCATCATTATGGTCATTGACTTTCCCTCAAGGTCATCAATTCCCATGAAACGCTCTGCCATGCTCTCAATTACTGCTTTTTCTCTTTTTTTGGTCATGATTAGCACCTCCTCTAATCTGCTGAATCTCTTTCTCTATATCTTTTCCGGAATAGTCCGCTAACAGCTTTTCCGAAATGTGATACGTCCAAATTGATGACATCTGAACCGCCGTTCCGATTGGCAGCTTTCCCTGCTGCATTGCAATCCTCACGAATTGCGGTGACACATTGAGGATTGTTGCTGCCTCCGTTGGCAATATCCTCCCGATTTCCATGTCCTCTCCTCCTCCTTGTGGTGGTTCTCTCGGTTTATTCAAACCGCTCACCTCTGCTCCGGCGATGTCTACCGTGTTTTGATTTTTCACCTTAAAAAATCAAGAAAAACCTGTTGACCGACTGTGAACTCTCTAGCGTGGTTCACCCGCTGCCATGTTTCCCACGGTATCACTGACTTTGTCTCTCGGCTTGCCATCGTCAGACACAAGGTTGCCATCCCTGCATGACGGGGCGACTGCTGCCCCGTTTCGGCTTTCAGTTTTCCTTGTCCTGCTGCCCCTCCTGTCCTATAATGAATGTGCGACCATTTCTCAATGACAGGAGGTGAACAACGTGGACTTTGAAACTTTTAAATCGCAGTTCATCCGGTCAATGCAGGATTCCCGTGTAGAAGAATCCAAAATAGAGGAGTTTCGCAAAATCCTCAACACTCCGACCGGAGAACTGATTGTCCGTGCAGCCCTGTTCGCTGCTAAAAAATCTTAATGTTTCGGGAGGAGTTCAGAACTCCTCCACGATTCTCTTTAGCTTTTCAACAAATTCATCCAGTGCATCCTTAATCTTTCCGGTCTGCTCCCCTGTCAGCACCGCATCGGTTGTCACCTTTGCAGTCATTCTCTCCGAATAGTTTTCTTTTCTCTCGAAATTAAAACTCTTATCAAATCTCCCATGACCAAATTCATTGTGTATTTGTGCCATCACATCATCTCCTCTCTTTGGAGGGGAGGCTTGTGCCTCCCTGTTTCATCTTCCCTTTAAAACCTGCTAACCACTCATTGAGAACCTTTTCCTTTTTTTCGCTCTCTGTGGTCTGTGAATATGCAGACCGCAAATCCTTTTTTAACTTCCTGCTTGCCTGTTCATGCACCCACTTCTTGAAATCATCCCTCCCGCTCAAAAGCAGAAACATGAAAATGTCCTTGTTGATTCCGAATTTCTCATGTGCCTCTGTTCCCAGTTCCGAAATCTGTTCATTTGTGAGCGTTGCCCCTGCCATCTGCATGGTCATCAAAAATTCTTCCATTCCCTTGACCCTCCTGTTTCTCTTGTCCTGCTGCCCCTCCTGTCATATAATGAATGTGCGACCATTTCTCAATGACAGGAGGTGAAACAACGTGGATGATTACAAAAAATTATTTACAGAAATTAGCGACGAAAATGTAAAAAATGCTTTAATCGAACAGAAGAAAAGAGAACGCCATCAAGAACGTTTTAACTATTTCAACTGTGTACTTTCAGTCATCGCAATCATCATTTCTCTTATTGCTCTATTTAAGTAGCAGAGCAATAGTGGAAATAAGGATTGCTAATGTAGAACAAACCGCTATGAATATCTGAACTTTGGATGTTCTCAGCGGTTTTTTTCCTGCCTCCTTTTCTAATTCCTCAAATACGTCAAATCTCTTTGCTGCTGCATATGCTGAATATGCGACGATTGCTCTTTCATCCATGTTCAAATGCAACTCCTCAAATGTTTCACACAATCTTTCCGATGCCTCCGTTATCTTCCCCCTGTTTATCCCATTCATTTTTTCACCTCCTCCCGTTTGTTGTCTATGCCTACATTCTAATCCCCTTTGTCTACTTTGTCAATACTTTTTGTGCCCTTTGCCAACTTTTTATTGATTTTCTTTCTTTTCCGTGGTATGCTTGAAAATATAAGGGAGGTGAAAAAGACATGACGCAAGGCGAACGGGTCAAAGAAATCAGAAAAGCCCTCGGTCTCACTCTTGAAAGATTCGGCGAAAAGGTCGGTGTTGGAAAAACAGCAATTTCTAAAATAGAAAAGGGCGAACGTGGTCTCACTGGACAAATGACAAAATCAATTTGCCGGGAATATGGTGTTGGCTACATATTTTTGACCACTGGTGAGGGAGAAATGTTC